CGGGCCGTTGCCGTTGGTGCCGGACGTCCCGCCGCTGCCGTTCATACTGCCGCTCGGCCGGGCCGCGTGCGACCACTCGCCCTTGTTCAGCGCGCGGATGCGGATGTTGGCCCCGGTGTGCGGTGCCTCGATGATCTGGCTGGAGCTGATGGCCATGGCCTCGTGGCCGGGATTGTTCGGGCTGCCGTCCGAGCCCGCCGAGAACAGGATGTCGCCGGCGGTCACCTTGTCCATCGAGACGGCGCGGTTCTGGAGCGCCTGCCACTGCTCCTGGCTGGTGCGGGGCAGCTTGACCCCGGCCTGGCCGTAGGCCCACTCGACGAGCCCGGAGCAGTCGAAGCCCACGTTGGGATTGTCGCCGCCCCAGACGTACGCCCGGCCGAGCTGGCTCTCCGCGTCCTTGATGGCCTTGGCCGCCGCCCCGGACGCCTGGTTGCCCGTCGTAGACCCGGGCGATCCCCTGCCCGTGCCTCCTGTCGGGCCGCCCCCTGCCCCGCCGAACCGGGTCAGCATGCCGACGGTGTTCTTGAACAGTGACCCGGCCGCCCCGCCGACGGCGCTCATCGTGCCCGAGAAGCCGTGCATGCCGCCGAGCACCGTGCCCAGCCCGGTGGCCTTGAGGATGGTGTTGAGCACCGTGTCGAACTTCTGGAGGCTGGTGGTGGCCTGGCTGATCGCGCTGTCGAAGCCGGACATCTCGCCCGAGGTGGTGCCGGTCTTGACCGCCGTGGTGTCCTTCAGCTTCTGGAGGTCGCTGGTGGCGATGCCGTACTTGTCACTCAGCAGCTTCTGGGCGCTCTGGCCGTTGACGTTCTGGTTGTGCGACGCGGCATTGAGCAGCGACTGCGCCTGCTGGGGGTTGAGGCCCTGCTGGAACATCTTGTTGTACATCTGGAGAGCCGGACCCATGGTGCTCGGGTCGAGGCCGAGCGCCTGGAGGTTGATCCGCAGCCGGCCGTTGTTGGCCAGCCCGGCGTTCAGCGTGCCCTGCCCGACCGACCCCTGGCCGCCGTAGGCCCGTTGCAGGATGGACTGCACGACCTGGCCCATCTGGAGCGGGTTCTGCTGGCCCATGCCCGCTCGCGGCGTCGCGCCGTAGCCGAGCTGGCGGAACAGCATCGACGTCGGGCCGCCGTAGAGCTGGGCCGCTGCCGCCGACGCCCCGGCCCCGCCGAGGGAGGGGTTGGCGTAGCCGAAGCCGGCCGTCGCGCCGAAGCCCGCGCGCCCCAGCGCGGTCCCGCCGACGTACGGGCTGGCCGCGATGCCCTGGAGGTTGGAGTACATCTGGGCGGCGTCGGCCGGGTTGGTGGCCAGCGCGTTGAGGTTCTTGTTGTAGTTGCCGAATGCCTGGCCGTACATCGCCTGCATGCCCTTGCCCAGGTTCGTGCCCGGGGCCATGCCGAGAGTCGACATGGCGGCGTACTGGTTCATCGTGATCTGGTTGCCGAACTGCGGGGCGCTCGTGGCCATCTGGCCGAAGGTCGCCATCGTGTTCGCACCGGCCTGCTGGAGCGTGGCCGCCGGGTTGCTGCCTGCCTGGCCGCCGGGGGCCGTGGCGTTGTTGCTGCCGCCGCCGCTGGAGCCGCCGAAGAAGCCGCTGGCCATCTTCGGGAAGGTGCCCCGGGTGAAGCTCTGGGCGGTGCTGCCGAAGGGCGTGGTGGTCCCGCCCGGGCTGCTGGAGGACGACCCCTGTATTGCCCGGGTGTTCTGGTTGACCGCCGCCGTGAGGGCGTCCAGGGCCGTCTGTAGGCCGTTAGCGCCTAACAGCCGGGAGCCGCCTGCCGAATCGGCGCTGAACTCCGGTGGTCCGGGAGTGGTCATCTCGGTGCCCTTGCATTCTCAGTAACAGCCGCTACCCATTTACTCCAGTAGCGACGCTCGCGAACGCACAAGCGCTTGATATCCCACAGTGACCAGCCCATGCCCCGGGAAATGATAGCGATGTCTTCAAGCAGCGAATAGTAGTCCAGTAGCCTATGCTCAGGTTCGCTAGACGAGCGCGAGGAGGAGGTCACGAAACAAGTCGGTGATCCCTAGTGCGAGGGACACCTCCTTGCCGCACCCGTCATGGTCGAACCTGACATCATTGTACCGTGGCCCGGGCTGGCGTTCGGTCAGCTCGCGGAGGATCTTCTGGCGGTCGGGCGAGGACATCTTCCGCACCGTGCTCGGGTAGCCGGCGATGAGGTGGGTCTCGCCCTTGTAGTCGGTGTAGGTCTCGACGCACTTGGACAGCAGGATGTCGTTGCGCTGGGGGGCGTTCAGGTCGGGGTCCTCGAACACGGCCACCTGGACCGCCCCGGTGGCCAGCCGGACCTTGGCGCTCGCGCCCCGCCGCAGGCTGACCTCGAACACCGACTCGTCGGCCGGGCTCCGCAGCGTCTTGCGGGTGACGTCATCGGTGAGGGAGAACGAGATCTTGTCGACCTTGCCCCCGCACTCCGGGCACGTCCAGCCGAAGACCTCGACGGCATCGCCGTAGGTGGCCGACCGGATGCCCAGCAGGATCTCGTCGCGGTCGCCGGTCAGCATGCTGGCCAGGGCATCCTGGGATTCCTCCGGGCTGAGGTCGCCCGCGCGCTCGACGCCGCTCCGCAGCAGGGTGTCGACGAAGTGGTACTGGTTGGGGTGCTGGATGGCCCGGGCCAGGGCCTCCTCGTGCTCGCCGGTCAGCTCCCGCACCATGACCTGCTTGATCAGCTTGCCCTTGTGCATCAGGCCGCCGGGCAGCGTCACCATGTCGACCGGGGGGAAGTCCGCCACCGGCAGCGGGGACGAGTTCATCGCCTTCTGGGCCGCGTCCAGGGCGGCCTTGGCCTCGGCGGGACTTTCTAAGATCTCATCGCGCGTCACGGTGGTGCGTGCCATTAATGCTCCCTTGATTGCCCCAGTTGATGTCCGATTCGTATTCTACCGTGCTGCTACTTAGGAGTCGGAGCGTCCTGCCCGAGGTTGCTGGCCAGGCCGAAGTCGAAGCCCTCGTGGGCCAGCGTCATCTGCTCGATGAGGAGCTGGTTCGCGCCGGCGTCCAGGTCGGAGTAGGCCAGGGCGGTCGGCCAGGCGTTGTAGATGCGGTACCACGCCGGGTAGTTCACGGTCGCGGCAGTGACCGGGTGGGCAAGCACCTGCACGTCGACGGTGGCCCGGAAGTCCGTGGTGCCGCCGTTCGGGCCGGTGCCCTGCATGACCGTGAACAGCTCCTTCATCCAGTTCCAGTTCTGGGGAGTGCCCACGGCGAGGCCACGGCTCAGCGTGATCGGGGAGAAGTCCGCCTGGCCGGGCATCTTCTGCGTGGTCGTGTTGTACGAGCCGACACGGTACGCGATGACGTCGACCTGGATGTTCAGCCCGGACACCGACATGAAGCCAAGGTTGATGGCGCTGCCGCTGTTCGGCCGGATCGTCACCTTGAACTTGAAGTTGCGAAGCGGGTCCGACGCTAAGTGCGCGATCGAGGACGACTGCGTGATTGGCATTGTTGTCCCTTACGAGGTCGTGACGGTGGCCGTGGTGGTGCCCTGGAACTGCGACAGGTTGATCATGATGAACTCGGCCGGGCTGGCGAGCGCCACCGCGACGGACACATTGACCACGCCGGACTGCGCGCTGTTGAGCGAGTTGTTGGTCGAGTCGCACACCACCGCGAAGGAGGTGTCCGGGGTACTGCCTGCCAGGACGCCCTGCTGCATGAGCTGGGTCAGGTACCGCTGTACGACCGACGTGATCTGCGCCCACAGGTTGGCGTCGTTGGGCTCGAACAAGGCGAACTGGCACAGGGCCGTCAGGTCGTGCACCAGCATCTGGATCGTGCGCTCCACGGAGATGAACTGGTTCGGGTAGCCCGGCATCAGCGTCATGCCGTCGAAGATGCAGAAGCCCGCTCCGGGCACCTGCTTGATCGGGTTGATCATGGCCAGCTTGAGGTTGTTCAGGTCGGTGCTGGTGAACTTGGCCTCCAGCGCGAGCGCCTTGATCGGCACCTGGATGCCGGCCGGCGTCTTCTGCACGCCGTACACCTGGTCGGTGTAGTTCCACACGCCGAGCACCGCGCCGCCCGGGGGCACCCAGGCGGTCGCCCCGGGCACCGACGACGCCGGGTTGGCGATCTGGAGCCAGGGCGCGTAGACCGCCGCCTGGACGGTCTGGTTGATGCCGTTGGTCTGGACCATGTTGATGTAGTTCTGGGCCACCTGGGCGCTGGTCTCGGGCAGCGACGGCACCGGGCCGTCGAGCACCATGAAGACGTTGCCCCGGCCCTGCGCCCACGCGATCAGCGTGTTGATGTCCGAGGTGGTGGTCCAGCCCGGGACGTTGACGTTGAGCACCTGGTTCTGGAGCTGGTCCAGGGCCGCCGGGATGGCGGTGCCGATCGTCGGGACCGTGGTGCCGTCCGCCCCGCTAGTCAGGGCCTGCGGGCTGGAGACCACGGCCAGGTCGGTGGTGCCGGCGACGTAGCCGCTCGCCCCCAGCGACTCGGTGACCGTGATGTAGGCCGAGCCCGACACGGGGGAGTTGATGATCGCGGCCACGTTGCGCGGGTCGGCCGGGTTCATGCTCATGTCGACCCAGGTCTCGACCACGTTGGAGGCTGCGCTGCCGCCGTTGTACACCGTGAGGTTGACCCGCCCGGACACGCCCGTGGTATTGACGGTGATGTAAAGCTGGTTGCCCCATGCCCCCGGGCTCGATGCCTTCACCGTCAGGATGGCGGTGGAGACGTCGGAGTTGACGCCCTCGAAGGTCGTGGTCGCGTAGGTAGCGTCGGAGTTCGGCAGCCGCAGCACGAAGCATGCCGAGCCGTTGTTGTTGAAGAACTGGTAGACCGCGTAGTGCAGGTAAGACCCGCCGGACACGCCGAAGCCCCCGTACAGCAGGACGAACTGCTGCCAGCTCTTGATCAGGGTCGGCGCGATCGGGCCACGGTTGTACGGTAACGCGAAGCAGGGGGTGGCCTCACCAGGGATGCCTGATCCGCTGGTTTGCAGCGGGTTTAAGGATGTCGAGACGAAGACGCCGGGACGTGCTGGTGTGGTCATTCCTTCTCCTAGCCGTTCGGCGCAATAGCATTGAACGAGCTGGCCAGCCCGGCACTCAGGATGCCCCGGCTGGCTTCGATCTCCGCTGGCGTTTCCATGCTTATGCTGCTAAGATCGCTGTACACCTTGAGGTCAAGGTTCACAGCGGTCACTGGAACCAGTGTACCTCCGAACGACGTCATACTTTGAACGTCGCCGACAAGCTCGGAGAATACCCTGATCAGGTATGTCACCGTGATCATGCGCTTGCCGTCCTCGTCTGAGCCGTACCCGAACTCCGGGCCGCCCTGGAGGAACATCGACCGGATGGTGCCGTCCTGCGGGACCTCCAGGAAGCCGAACTTCGCGGGCAGGTACCGCTCGGTGGCCAGCGTCGCCACCAGCGGCTGCGTGTGGTCGTTCATGAACCGGGAGTACAGCGTGATCTTGTAGTCGAAGTTGTAGGGCATCGGGAAGTTCGCGTAGTACGGGCTCAGGCTGACGTCGGCATTGCCCGGCCCGGAATACCACGGCTGGTATCCCTCGGGAGCGTATGGAAGCTGGATGTAGCCACGGTGCTCGCGCTCCGGTGCGGGGTACAGGCCGTTGTGCTCGATGATGATGATCGGGTAGGACAGGTTGGCCAGCTCGTCCTGCGGCAGCCGGTACCGCACCGGCACCTCCCGGCCGCCCGGGGCGTTGCCGTCGTAGACCTGAAGACCTTGGATCTTCTTCTTCAAGGCCGCGTCTTCTGATCTCAGCCAGGGCATTACGACTGGATCAATCCGCTAGAGTCCAGCGGGTACTCGCCGGCGATGCCGACGATGGTGCTGCCGAGGCCGCTGGCGGGCATGAAGTGGAACTGAAGGTTGCCCGACGTGTCGACCTGGACGACCGGCGAGGCCGCGCCGTCCGCGACTCCGGTGATCAGCCAGCGGTGACTGTTGACGGCCGGGCGGTACGGGGCCGGCATGGTGAAGAACGTCAGGTTGTTCTGGTTGCCCGCGCCGGGTCCGAGCTGGAGGAAGCCCGCGACCTGGACGTAGCTGCCGTCCGGGCTGATGCGGTACTGCGGAGGATACTGGCCGGCGACCGTGCCGACGAAGCTGTTCTGGAGGGGCCGCATGTCGTGCCAGGTGTCGGTCGCGCCGTTGTTGGTGATGTCCTGGTTGGCCCCGGCGGGCGGGGTGCCCGGGCTCCAGGTCGTGGCGACCGTGCTTCCGCTGTTGACGTTGAACTGGTTGCCGAGCACCGTCATCGACTGCCAGTTGGCTGCGTAGACCGCGCTCGCGGGCAGCGCGACAGCGGCGTTTCCGATCACGCTGACGTTCGTGTGGTACGACCCGGACACCGGGGCCTTGGTGCCGACCAGGCCGCCGAACGCCGAGTACAGGCCAGTGCCGTCCGAGGCCGTGCCGCCGGATATCGCGCAGCTCCCGACGGCCACCATGGTGCACGGGCTGCCACTGTAGATCGCGGCGTTCAGCCCGGGCAGCACGGAAGACGTGGCGTTCTCGATGCGGATGGCCGGGGGCGCTGAGGTGTAGGTCGACCGGCTGCCGCCCGGGGTGGCGGTGCTGAACAGCACCCACTGCACGTCGAAGCCCGACATGCCGGCCGCGATGATGGCCGGGCTGCCGATGAGGGTCCTGATGGTGGTGGCCCGGACGATGACCTGAGAGCCGCCGATGAAGGCCATCGGGGAGCCGGCCGCCGTCGGGCTGTCGAAGACCCACTGGCCGCCCTCGATGAGGATGTTGCCCGAGCCCGAGCCGGACCCGCTGAAGTTGCCCAGCATGTACACCGGGGCCTGGCCCGTGCTGACGCTGACGATCCGGGTCATGGTCGCGCCCGGGCTCAGGTGCAGCCAGCAGTTGGACGGAACGAACAGCATGGCGTCGATGCCGTAGTTGCCGTCGCCGACCCAGACCTCGCCCCCGCCCGCCGTCTGGCAGTCGTTCAGCGCTCGCTGGATATAGCTGCTGACCCCGGTGGCACCGTTGAGCGCGATGTTGCCCGGGATGTAGTCCTTCACGACGTCGAACGTCGACGTCCGCCCGCCGCCCGCCGGCAGCACGCCGTTGGGGATCTTGCCG